AAATAACCATTACAAACGAACTCTATTGTTTCCTCCTGCCACCGAGCTATTTTTTACTGCGTGGATGTTTCACCCATTAGAGGTGGGAAAACCTGGGGAGGGGATGGACGCACAGATAAACTTTAAAAAGTTATGGCTTTGCGAAGCTAGTAATTGTAGTGGTCTGACTGGTAGTGATTACACTTGGCCCACTTTTTTAGGGGATGCTGCAAAGCCGGATGATTACCATGGAGCAAATCTATCCGGTAATTCTTGTGCGGAAGGAAGAACCAGTGGATGTGGGTGGATTGGTGAACTTTCTTATGCAAAAGGGAACTGGCTCAGGTCCTCTCACTATATAAAAGGTTCAGAAGATCCTACTCAAGGTAAGGTTAAATTGTGGGAGATGTTGTCCACTGGTATCAAATTGAAGCATAATAAGGTTGGAAATACTCTGGGGCCTGGAGATTACTGGACACGAATTACTATACCTGGATATGGGCGTACTGGTGGTCCTCCTGCACAAGTAGTAATAGATGATATATATGTAGCCGAAGGTCAAAATGCACAGGCTAGAGTTGAGATTGGTAATTCGTCAGACTATATGTCCTGTACAAAAATGACGATACTCACACCTACCGTGTGGGGTCCGTCATCTATTCAAGCAACTGTAAATCAAGGACAGTTCGCAGCAGGAGAGTCGGCCTATCTGTTTGTTGTCAACTCAGCCGGGGAAGTCTCCCCCGGAAAATCAATCACGTTCGGGGCAAGTGTTGCCGATACCACAGGACCCATACTTGGTGATCCCTCTATACCCTATGGAGCTACAGGAATTGCACCGAATACTCCTTTTACAGTACCTGCAGATGAGAATTTAGATTGCACAACAAGTACTGCTTCAACTATTAATCCCCATCCAGTGGCAGCTACCTGTATAGGAAACACTCTTACTCATACTCCTACAGGACAGTCTTACAATACTACTTATACTGTTACAATTACTACTGCCCTGAAAGATGTAGCTGGCAATCCTATGGATACACAGAGAACATTTACTTATACAACTGCTATAGATGAAGGCACAGTAATTGAAGAAGAATGCTCACAAGATAATTGGCATTTATGTACTACTTTGGAAGAGGTCAATGCTGCTAATGCAGCAGGTGTTCCTGAGAAAACTATTTACTTTTGGAAAAACTACTCACGAACTATTCCTGAGCCTTCTTTTAGTTCCAATATTGTAACACAAACAAACTTAGCTGCACCCTATACAGGAACTCCTTCAGGATGGGAAACCTATACTACTGCTACAGCTGCTGAATATGGTACGTACTTGGCAAATGGTCAGCAAATTTATTGGCCTAACGGAATATTAGATAATTCTACGATGGTGTGGGCTATAAACATACTTCCTGGTAATGTAGGACAGTTACATGTAGCTAGTTCAATTTCAGGTATTAATTTATCTGAACCTGGGACACATATAGGTACAATCATAGTAGGTGAAATTGCAGATCATGGGTGGTATTTAAGTACAGTTGAAGGTCCAAATGCAGTAACGATTAATGGCCCTGTTTTAGCTGAACTAATAACAACAAAGTTTAGTTTAATTAAACCTACAGGAATACAAATGAAAGTAAAATCTACAGGTGTTCCTGTAAAAATGGTACAGTGATGAAAATTCGTCCTATGGAGAATTTAAGAGGAATTATTCTCACGTTTAAATTCTTTGAAATTAAAAGATTCTTTCGCTGGCTAAAGGAGAAGATGCAATGCTAAAATCAATATTAGATGCAATGAAAACAGATCAGCAATTAGAGGATCCTGCGAAATGGAAAGGTTATATAGAACTGTTAAATAAAATTTATGGAGTGCTGTTATCTTTAGTTACTACTATAAGAGTACAAAGTCCTGATTTTATAATATCTGATATTTGGTTATTTTTTACTACAGTAATTCTTACAGTAATTTTACTTATAGTAAATATGTACTTTAATAGGGCTACTACGAAGAAGGAGTTCTAATCATGGATAAGAAACTACCGGATTCTCCTCATTTAGTATGTACTGCACATTCAGGTCTTGATATTAAGACAAATATTTTAATGCTTTTATCAGGAGTTGCGGTAGCTTTATTAGTTTTAAATTTGAATATATTAGTAACTATGAAAGCTGAGGTAGCTCTAAGTACTTATAGGGTACAGACTATTAGTGTTGAAGTGGCGGGACTTAAAGATAGAATACTTAATCTTGAACACCTAGCTAATGAGAATAAGAACTACAATATGCAGCAGCCTAAAGAAGAAAATTAATTCCTGTGTTGAATTAATAAACATAGCAAACAACTCTTATGTTAGACCCTAACTTAAATAAAGAAGAACTGGATAATATCTTAGCACAATGTCTAATTAATATTAAGACATGTTGTGGAGTAATATTTCCTGATATCTTCTATGCCCCATTCAGTATCTTGCATCAACAGATATTTGACTTGGTAGATCAATCATTTAGTATGATTGCCCAAGGTAAGAAGAAAATTGCCATTGCTGCACCTCGTGGCATAGGTAAGACAAGTATTGCTAGAACAATTGCTAACAGGTCAATCCTATACCGGCTGTGCAACTTCATAGTTTATCTCAGTAACTCAGCAACATCTGCTGAAATGCAGACTGAGAATATGAAGAGGGATTTAATAACTAATAAGATGGTCAGACAGCTCTTTGGAAATATCAAAGATTCTATTGACACTGAAGATGTAATGGATGAGTCATTTTCCAAGAAGGCTTGGACTGCCTACGGTTCAACATTTGTATTACCTAGGGGGGCTGGTCAACAGGTGAGAGGTTTGAACTGGGCCAATAATCGACCTGGATTAGTAATCATTGATGACTTGGAAGATAAGAATGAAATCCAGTCTGCGGAGAATAGGAAGAAACTTAAAGAGTGGTTCTGGTCTGATTTAATGAAGACTGAGGATCGTTACGGAGATGGATGTATCTTTATTTATATAGATACAATTAAGCATGAAGATTCCCTCTTAGTTGATTTACTTGATTCTCCTGACTGGGCATCAGTACAATTGTCTATATGTGATCAGAATTACAAGTCATTAGATCAGAACTACATGACTGATGCTGAGGTTCTGGAGGAAGTTGAGGAGCATAGACGTTTAGGAACTTTAGACTCCTTTTACATGGAGAGGATGAATATTCCTATAGCGCTTGAAGATGCAATATTTAAGCAGGCATATTTTAGATACTTTGAAGATCAGAAAGATAAACTTGTTGTGTATGAGAAGGTAGCTGGTGAGAATGAAGAGAAAAGGATTGAAATTAAAACAAGAAACCTTCTTCATGTGACTATAGTTGATCCTGCCAAAACTGTAAAGATTCAAAGTGCTGAGACTTCTATTCAAACAATTGCGGTGGATAGAAGTTCTCGCAGAATTTTCTTCAGAGAAATTGTATCTGCACGAATGTATCCTGATGAAATCTACGATGAGATGTTTAGACAGGTGTTGGAGTTTAAATCATTTATCTTAGGTTACGAAGTTACAGGTCTTAATGAGTTCATCATTCAGCCAATTGAAAGTGAGTGTAGGGTGAGGGGAATCTTTCCTCTTCTTCTTCAGTTACAGGCTAAGAAGGGGCAGAATGAGAAAGGGAAGATTGAGAGGATTAAAACCTTAGCACCTCTTTACAGATTGGGTTACATGTATCATAATAAAAGTAATTGTGGTCCACTTGAGATGCAACTCTTAGGATTTCCCCGTAGTAAACTCTGGGACGTAATGGATGGGGCTGCATATATTACTCACATAATGGACAGTCAGAGTGTACACTTCGATCCAACTGATGACCCTGAAACGTATAAGAATGAGTTGGAAGAAGATGAGTACTCTGAGTTGTTTGATGATGAAGATGGATTCATGACTAGTGATAGAATGGGTCTTTTAATTTAATTGCTACATTGAATAAATAAACATAGCAAAATAAGGGAAACTTAAAATGCCAGCTATTGCAATTGGAGATAAGAATTTTAAAAGAACTACATTCAAACCTGAGAAGGATTTGAGTTATGATTATCCTGATGGGATTGACCTTACACCGGGGAATCCTTTGCATAACAGGCTTAGAGATATGTTGCTTGAGAGGGCATATGATAGTTCACGGACCATGTCTAATAGACATAAAGATTGGGTTAAAATAGATCACACCCTTACTGCATATATTGAGGTAGATGAGGAAGAGAAACTCCTTAAGGAAAAGGATGCTAGGAAGCCTGTGAGTATTGTATTTCCTAATTCATATACAGTGTTGGAAACTCTCCTGTCATACTTCGTAGGGGCATTTCTTCAGGAACCTTACTTCAGGTACGAAGGTACTGACCCTGATTCAGTGGTAGGTTCTATACTATTGGAAAAGATAATTGATATTCAGTGTGCTAAAAATAAAGTAGGACTCAATCTGCATACTCAGGCTAGGGATGCCTTCGCTTACGGCTTTGGAGTATCAACACCTACATGGGTGAATGAGTATGGGACGAAAGTGGTTAAGGAGAAAGTTGGAGGGTTCCTGGGATTTGGTGGAACTACGGAACATCGTTATATTAAAGATCACTTGTTGTTTGAAGGTAACGCTCTTGATAATATTGATCCTTATTTATATCTTCCTGATACTTCTGTGCCTGTGTTTGAACCCCAGAAAGGAGAATATGTAGGATGGTTGAACAGGACTAATTATCTAAAACTGTTGAGTGCTGAGAAAGGAAATCCTACACAGATTTTTAATGTCAGGTATCTTAAGGCTTTGTTGGGACGGACTTCTTCTATATATCCCTCGGATGCAAGCGGTAGGAATACACGTAGTGGAGCAAGCACTAATGATGGATTGAATAGTAGGACTTCACAGACAATTGATCAGTTGAAAATGTTCATAGATATCATTCCTAATGATTGGGGACTTGGGTCTAATACTTACCCTGAAAAGTGGTATTTTGAACTGGCTCAGGATGAGATACTCATTCAGGCTAGGCCAGCTGGACTTGATCACAATAAGTTTCCTGTCAATGTTATGGCACCTGACTTTGATGGTTACTCAATGTACCCTGTCTCACGGATCGAGATGCTGTACGGGATGCAGGGTGTGTTAGACTTCATGTTTAACTCTCACGTTCTGAATGTACGTAAGGCATTGAATGATGTACTTATTTATGATCCCTACCTAGTTAATAGTCATGACTTGCAGAATCGAGGTGCTGGAGGACTTGTTAGAACTCGCCGTCCTGCATGGGGCAAAGGGGTGGATAAGATAGTTCAGCAACTGGGAGTGACAGATGTCACACGAGGTAATGTTGCTGACTCTGGATTCATCGTGCAGTGGATGGAACGTATATCAGGTGTAGATCAATCCATGCAGGGATCGTTACGTCAGGGTGGCCCAGAACGTCTTACAGGTGCTGAGTTTCAAGGCACTCGCGCAGGTGGCATTACTCGTCTGGAGCGTCTGGTAAGGGTTATGGGTATGCAGGGGATGCAAGATATAGGGACATTCTTTGCTGTACATAATCGACAGTTAATGTCTTCTCCTGAATTTGTTAAGATTGCTGGAGATTGGGAAGAAGTACTCCAAGCTGAATATGGGCAACAGGTGAATCGTGGTAGGATTAAAGTCGATCCTATGGACCTAGACATTAATTACAGGGTACAAGTCAGAGATGGTTCTGTCCCTGGAGGCAACTACTCTCAGGCGTGGACACAGTTGTTTCAGATCTTAGGCAGCTCTCCTGAGTTGGCACAGCATTTTGATGTAGTCAGAATCTTCATGCATATTGCACGGAACTTGGGTGCTAAGAATGTGAATGACTTTGTACGTAAAGGTGGTGGAATTCAACCTAAGATAATGCCAGATCAGGAAGTTCAGCAAGGAGTTCAAGCTGGTAATCTCATACCTGTGGGGATGTAAGTTATGCAAAAATCAGAAGATCTTCTACATCAGATTAAGGACTACAAACCTCAAACAGATATCAGTCGTATGAGGGATTTTATAGGAAGTGAGTTGCATTTGGATTTTAGGAATGAAGTTGTGGCACGAATTCTCTCCATTAAAGATACATTTGGAGATATGTCGGTCAACAGTGATAGAGACAATCTTATGCGTACGCAAGGGGGGATCATGTCTCTGGAGTTGGTTCTGAACATATTTGAGAATTTGTTAAGTAATAAAGAAAGTGATCTTAAACATGAGGAGTTAGAAAATGAACGAGATGAACGAGATGAATAATACTGAACCTGTTGAAGAAGCTCCAATAGTTGAGCAGAATTTGGATTGGGTTGATCCTAATTTGGAAACAGATTTGGCTGACCTTCTTAATGACATGCCTGTAGTTGAGGAGCCTATTGTAGAACCAGTTGTAGTTGAGCCTGAGGTTATTGAACCTGTGGTTGAGCCAGTAGTTGTTGAGCCAGTTGTAGGGTCTACTGTTGAGCCAGTTGTACCTATAGCTTCTACAGTAGAAAAACCTACGGAATTATCTGAAGTAGAGCAACTCAAGGCTACGATCGAAAGATTAACAGTTGCTTTGGATAAAACATCAGGACCTAAACCTACAGGTTCTGTAGCTGATCCCCAACAAGTGCAAAGTCCTCCTGCACAGGATCAAGCAGTTTTGAATCTGCTGGATATGTACAGAGATGTAGACCTTACTGAAGTGATGGATAGTAAAGAAGGTTTCCTGAAATTCATGGGAGATGTTCTCAACGCACAGGCATCTCTTACACGTAAGAGTGTGTTGTCGGAGATTCCACAACTTATTTCTCCAGTTGTTAGTTCATACAATTCTCAAAGAGAGATTGCTAACGACTTTTACTCACGGCATCCCCATCTAAGCAAAATTACGAATTATGTTAGTAATGTTGCGGTAGAAGTTCAGGCACGAAATCAGGATAAAACTCTAGCGGAGATTCTTGAACTAACCGCGACTGAAGTGAATGAAGTAATAGGATTCAGAGCTGTTGAGGGACAGATTGTTGAAAATCCTATTAAGGGTAAGAAGTCGGAACCAGTTTTACCGGGGGCAACAGGAGGAGTTCGGACTAAACCAGCTCCTACTAATACATTAGCCGATGAGATCAATGATCTTATCAGTGATTAAGGGAGTTAATTATGAGTGGTGAAGGCGAATTTTTTAATGGTTTGATGGTAGGTAAACTTAAAGTAACTGGGAATGTTGAGTCTGGTGGATCACTTGCTGGGAAAACTCCCGTGGTGACTCTGGCTGCTACCCGGCAGGTAAAGGCTGAAGAGAGTGGGACTACATTTTTCTTAGCACATGCTACGGAGTTTGTAACAACTCTGCCAGCCCCTGCGGCAGGACTTAAGTATAAGTTTGTATGTAAGATAGCTCCTGCCGGGGCCAATTATACTGTGGTAACTTCAGGAAGTGCCAATCTATTTATTGGCTTCGTAGTATGTCATGCAGATGGTGCTGGCGCTACTGTTGCAACTGCTGGTGATACTATTTCTTTTGTGGGAAGTCAGGCAATCGTAGGTGACTGGGTTGAAGTTGAGTGTGATGGTACCAGTTGGTATGTAACCGGTATGGCTGGCGTAGCTGCCGGTGTAACTATTACTGCTGCAAGTTAACTAATGGGAGGTAGGGAATGAGTTTAGGTGGAAAAATATCTAGTGTGAACTTACCTGCACTTACATTAGATGGTAGCACTATAGCTACAGGTGTTACTTGTTTGTTGCGGGATAGTAGCAACAATGCTTTGTGGTGTACAGGTACAACAGTACCTTCAGATGGTGAATCCTTGTATGCAAAAGGTTGTCTGTTTATTGACACAGATGTTGCTACAGGCACTACCGGTCTGTATTGTAATAAAGGTACTGCGGCTGCTTGTGCATTTACAGCGGTTACTCAGGCTTAAGTTAATTTAAGAGTAAATTTTAAGGAGAACAAAAATGGCATTTCTTGGTATGCGTGGTAATGGTGACTGGGTAGCTGATCAGCGGCCGAAATCTTGGAGAGAAGCAATCTTATTTCAGTATCCTAATGGTGATGCGCCTCTTACGGCAATCTTGAGTAAGATGGCAAGTGAGCGGACAACTGATCCAGAATTTAACTGGTGGACAAAATCTCTGGCAACTCAACGGGCAACGGTTACAGGTGTGTATACAGATGCAGCTCTCAGTGTGGCATATGTAAGTGGTGGGGTACTTGGTGATTCAGTATTTGTTAAAATGTCTTCGGCAGATATAGGGCAGTGGCGTTTAGGACATGTGGCTCTCCTGCGGGATGCATCAGACCTGACCGTTGATTGTGTTGGTAAAGTTACTGCCCGTGTAGATAATGGAGCGTCTTCGTATATTCAAGTATATCTGCTTGAAGCTGATGACAACTCTTCTGCTGGTGATTTGAGTGATTGTGACACTGCACTGATCATTGGCAATGCAAATGCTGAAGGTTCAGCGATGACTGATGCTATTGCATATGATCCTGAGAAGTGGTACAATTATACGCAGATCTTTAAGACCTCGTTGGAAATGACTCGTACTGCTATGCAGACACGTCTGCGCACGAATGAGCAATACAAAGAGGCCAAGCGAGAAGCGTTGGAAATGCACTCAATTGAGATGGAGAAGGCATTTATCTATGGTGTGAGTTCAGAATTGACTGGTACCAATGGTAAGCCAGAGCGTACAACTTTGGGAATTGTTCCTGCGATCAGGGGTGGATATACAGGTTCAGGTACTGCAACTGGTACTGTAAACAATTTTGCTACTAACACAAGTTTTGCAGGTAAGACTTGGTTGCAGAGTGGTGAAGAGTGGTTGGATCAACAGCTGGAAGTTATCTTCCGTTATGGCTCACAAGAGAAGTTGGCATTTGCAGGATCCGGTGCAATCCTGGGAATTAATAGAATTATCAAAAATGGTGGAAACTTTGACTACACCAATGCCACGGAGTCTTACGGGATTAAAGTTACTAAATGGGTTACAGCTTTCGGGGTCATTAATCTTATGCGCCACCCACTGTTAACCAACGAAGTGACTACTCGTAATGCTATGATTATCTTTGAGCCTAAGGATATTAAGTATAAATACATTCAGGATACTATGTTTAAGAAAGATACCACTTATAGGGAAGGTGGTTACACCTCCAGGGATGGTATCAAGGAAGAGTTCTTAACTGAGTGTGGCCTGGAATATCATCATCCTAATGGCTGGGGATATTTGAGTGGATTCAACACGGATAATGCTCTATAACAGGAGGTGATCCTAATCTACATGGGGATTATCTGAAAGGGTAATCCCTGTGTTCAATAATTCAACGCAGGGATTGATATGAATCTTAAGGATTTTAGAACACAATTTATCAAATTGTCAGGGCGGTATGACTTGGTGCTGGATGCTGTGGATTATGTAGATAATGGTGCTAACTTCTACATCAATGGCGCGGTTAAGATGTTGGATCGCCTAATCACCCTTCCTAGTTCTAAGGCCAGAATAAATTATCCTATGATTCTAATCACTGATGAAGATTCTAACTTTTGGCTCACACATGAGGCCGATCTTCTTATGAGAGCCACACTGTATAAGTTGGAGACGTTTAGTAGGGGAACTGAGAATTCTAAAACTTGGCTTAAAACAATTACAGATGACGCTATTCTGATTGACATGGACTTGGCAACCGAAGAAAGTAATGGTGTAACTCAAACTAATGGGTGATGAGATGACTGGAGAGCAGCAGTATTTACAGTTAAGTAAAGCTCAGGAAGATAGAATTGTCTTACAGGTTATTGAGAAGGTTCTTAATTTAATGCCTGAAGTTATTGGAAATCTTATGTCACAGCAAGCTACGAATAATACTGTGAGGAAGGAGTTCTATACCAAGTATCCAGAGTTTAAGGATCATGCAGATGTTGTCACAGCTGTGATTGCTGGAGAAGAAGGGAAGGAGTTGGGACAGGATTTAGATAAAGTGTTAGCTGAAGCAGTGCCCAGAATTCGTGAGCAAATTAAAATTAAATCAGAGATTAATCTGACTGGGATTAAATCCGACAGAAAGAATGTTGATCTTAGTATCAATATGGAAGATGATAGTTTTGGAGTATTGTAATTATGGAAATCTTACGTAATGGTAAGTTCTCCCTACCTATTAGAAATGCTGATCTTAAGACAGGTCTGAGGAAACTTAAGACTAACTTAGTCAATGAGCACTCCCTCATTGAGTGTAACGGGGCAGTAGGTATGGAGGGTGTACTTCAGAGGATTAAGGAATTAGTACGGACATATGAACTTGATGCTGAGTTTCCTTATCCTCAAATCTTTGTAGAAACTAATGTTATTATAGTATGCACCAAATACTATGTGTATGAAGTTCAGGGGGGAGAGTTAATTCTTAAACATTCAGTTGCGGGTGGAAGTACTTGGAGTCTTATCTCCAGTCATGACTTTGTTTATATGAGTAATGGTGCAGTATCTGTGGTGAGAGATCCTATTACTAAACAATATGCAGAAGCAGATGTGCCTACGGCTATGGCTATATGTAATTACAACGGGCAAATTCTTATAGGTGCTCCAAATGCAGGGTATAACTTGGGAGATTGATAGATGAATCAAATTGCTAATAGTGCCAAAAGTATGTTGTGG